GAAAATATTATTTTGAATGCTCAATATAGAATAATGAGAGATGTTCCTATTGATGCGGACAGAAAACAACAAACAGGTAATTTAGTTACAGGACAAGAAACAATAAATGCTCCAGGAGGAGCCTTGTTTATTAGAGGTATTCAAGTGTACGATTCTACAAGTGCTACGACAGGAGCAAATAGTTGGTTGGAAAAGAAAGATGTTACTTATCTACAAGAATATTCTCCATCAACAGAATCATCAAAAAGAGCTAAACCAAAATACTACGCTATGTTCGGTGCAGCTACTGGAGACGGTGATACTAATTCTGGACGTATATTTTTATCTCCTACACCAGACAGCACGTACAAATTTAGAGTGCATTATAATAAAATGCCAGCTACTTTAGCTTCAGATAATACTACAAACTATATTAGTTTAAACTTCCCAAATGGCCTATTATATTGCTGTTTGGCAGAGACTTATGGCTTCTTAAAAGGCCCAGCAGATATGTTGACATTATACGAGCAAAAGTATACACAAGAGATACAGAAGTTTGCTAATGAGCAAGTTGGGAGACGAAGAAGAGATGACTATACCGACGGTACGGTTAGACTACCAATTAACTCATCAAACCCTTAGGAGATAAAATATGGCAATAACATCGGCAATTTGTACAAGTTTCAAAGTAGAACTTTTAAAAGGAGTTCACAATTTTACAGCAACAACAGGTAATACTTTTAAAATTGCCTTATACGATAGTGATGCAACATTAGGTGCATCAACTACAGCGTTCTCAACTTCAGAAGAAATTACAAATACATCTGGAACTGCTTACACTTCGGGTGGAGCATCATTAACAAGCGTAACTCCAGTTGCATCAAGCACAACTGCAATTTGTGATTTTGCGGATGTAAGTTATTCATCAGCTTCTTTTACAGCTAACGGTGCATTAATTTATAATTCATCTGCATCTAACGTAGCTGTTTGTGCAATAGCCTTTGGTTCTGACAAAACAGCAACTAACGGAACTTTCACAATTCAATTCCCTACAGCTGACGCAACAAACGCGATCATAAGATTAGCATAGGAGGACCACCATGTCGGTTCAATCAGGATGGAGTAGATTCACCTGGGGTCAAGCGTATTGGAACCGTGATGCATTACTAGCAACTGGTTGGGGTGCAAAAGCATGGAACGATGGCGAGTACGGTAATCTTGCAGACGAAACAATTTCATTAACAGGTGTATCTGCTACT